TTTATCTTCTTCGTTTGTATATTCATAAATACGAGTTTCAATGTAATCTTTATTAACTTCGCTTTTAGATGAAAATACCATCGGACCAATATACCACTCAAATACCTTCCGTAAACCATCTTTTCTGTCGGGAGTTGCACTTAATCCTAGCATGTATTTAGATGCTACTTTCGCCATAGACTTAGAGAATACTTCGGCGCCAAGGTGATGGCATTCATCAAATACTGCTAAACCAAACGAAGAGAATACTTCCGGATCATATTCTTTTATAGACAGACTCTGAACCATCGCTAAAACGATATCCTTATTTTCAATATCAATTGTATTTTGCTGAATCTTACCAATGCGGGCTTGAGGCAAGAACTGTGTAATTCGGTCTCTCCACTGAGTCATTAAGAAATCTTTATGAACTACAACTATTGTCTTTTTCTTTAGCAATGAAATAATATAAAGAGCAAGAACAGTTTTTCCGCCTCCACATTTCAAAGATATTAATCCCCCACCTTTTTCTTCACATGCCTCTTTGTATAATTCAATAATAGGTTCTTGTTCTTTCCTCAATGAACCATTAAATACTATATCTATATCTTGTCCTTCATCCATTTTTGATTTGGTGGGTTTTCCATAGTTTTCATAAGCATAAAATCTTGGTATATAGATACTATTTGGTGACTCCATGTATAATGAAAATCTCTTTTCATTGCCATTCCCAAAATCTCCGACTACAAAAGGATTTACTGTTAAGTCTTTTTTAATATCTTTTAATTCTTTTTGAGTTAATTCAGATTTCTTTATTTTATAACCGTTACGTGAAAGAGTTGTTTCTACCATGTTATTATTTAACTATATTGATAACATAAGATTTAAATAAATATCAAATTTAATTATTTACATAGTTAAATAAGATATAATTTTCTAACATCCATAACATTTTCTCTACAAATAGGGCATTTATTATAATTAATTCTATTTGAAATATTATTATTTTTATCAAAGCACGATCTACACGTAGTGTGACCACATGGAATAAAGTAACTATCGATTTTATCCGTTATACATATAGGGCAGACAGCAGAAGTATTTAGACCATTAATCGCATGTAATAAACACAAATGTTTGTTAATAGTTTTGCGCTTATTAATATATTCTTCTTTAGCTTTTTTTAAGTTATCATTATTATTTATTGATTCAATATATTCATTAAGTGAATCTATAATAGATTTAATCTTTTCATTTGAATCATATTCTTTATTACACGTTTTAATAAATTGAATACTACAATCTATTTTATCAATATTTTCTTTAGTCTTTTTTAGTTCATCACTATACTTCTTATGATATTCATCTAATTCAACTTGTAAAGTTAATAATTCTTGATTCAATGTTTTAATCTTAATAATAATACTATCAATTTCTTCGCTTTTAAATTCTTCATCTTCAATAGGTATTATATCTTTGCCATGTAAAATATTCATTAGATTTTCTTTGATTTTAAGTGAATGTTCTAATAAATTATTAGATACTATAACGGGTTCTAAATTAGTCATATTTGTATTCGTATTCATATCTATAGCCATAGCCATATCCATACCTGGATCTATGATTGAATCCATTATCATAGCTCCTTGAAAATCCTGTGAAGCATTACTATACAATGGAGCAAAATTCATTATTTACGATATTAATCTATAATCCTTTAACTAATTTAAATATATATTTATTATAGATGTATCAGTATTTATTGTTATTATTATTCATAATTTTAATGATAAAATTAAATACAGGATGTTTAATTCATAAAGAAGGTTATTTAAGTTATTCTGAATTACCTATAGAACCAAATAAGAAGAATTGTCCACAAATACATGTATATAATTACAATCGTTTGGCAAACAGAGATAAAAGAAAAGATTTTTTTGGTGAAGAAAATTTATGGGAATCATATCCAGATCAAGAAGATTTGAAAGATAAACCTAGCACTATAAAATCAGCATATCAAATGATACAACCATTTGGATATACCAAAAATGAATTGTTTGACATGACTCGTTTAATTGAAACAGATATTCCATTGCCAACTGATCCAGATTTTTTTAAACATATATAATATATGAATTTAGAAGATTATATTGATTTCAATGTGTTGTTTTTGACAATGTGTATATTAATATTTTACAGATATATTACATCTGATACAAATATCATATTAGAGAGAAGAAATAAAAAATAAAATATAAATTATATTAAATGAATCAAATTATTAAAACTATTATTTCAATATTATTGGCATTCATTATAGTTCATTTTGCTTTCTCTCTATGTAATGATTATCAGGTTATTTCAGTATAAATACGTTTAAAAAAAATCATTATATTGTATCAAGATACTATAAATGAGTCAAGAAACCCAGATTGGAAACTTGGGTGGTGGAATCAGTGATGAAGACGCAAAGCTGGTTGATAGTATTTTAAATGATATTAATAGTACTGGTCCTCAACCACAACAAGGTCCACCTCAGATGGAACAACAGCAAGGTCCATCTCAGGGAGGAGGGCAACCAGGTCAGCCCTCGCCAGAACAAATTAAAATGATGCAACAGCAGCAGATGGCCATGAGACAGCAGCAGATGGCGCAACAGCAGATGGCTCAGCAGATGGCACAGCAACAGCAGATGGCACAGCAACAGCAGATGGCACAGCAACAGCAGATGGCTCAACAGCAACAGATGGAAAAAGAAACAAACATGATTGAGTCTGATAAATCTGAAGATGTTTTAGAAAATATTAAATATGAAGCAAAAAATGTTATGGTTGTTGTTTTCTTAAGTATATTATTTAATGTTGAGCAAGTGGATAATTTATTTAAGAATATCGCTATGTTTTTATCGGAAGATGGTTCTCTTAACATGCAAGCTGTATTTGTTAAAGCCGTCTTGATTGGAACTATCTTTTACCTAGTTAAGACTTATCTATTGTAAGTAAATATTCTTCTATTTTTTCATTATTCTCTATCTTTTTAAAGCATTTATTGATAGTTACTTCAGAAATCTTACAAACTTCTGAGATATTCTTTTTAGATTTATCTATATTTAATCTTTTACAGTAAAGATAAATACATCCTGAAGCCATGGCGGGTGGTGTATTATCATTACTTAATCCTAATGTTTCACAAAGCGAGCATAATTTTTTTATATGATCAATATTCTTTATATCTAATTTATGACAAAATCTCTCTATAAAATCACCGATTGTAATACTTTTATGCGCTTGAATACGACTCTTATCAATATTACTCATCCTTATGATTTCAGTAAAATTTTTACATCCTTTAGTCATTATTTTACTATCAATATCAAAACTATGTGCTAATTCGCTTGTTGAACGCGGAACATTACATTCTTTACAAGCATGATATACACATGCTGCAATGATACCTATTCTATTTTTACCTCTAGAAATTTTAGTTTCAGAAATAGTTCTGTAAAATGATTTAGCTGTATTACCAATAATAGGTGGTAAATTATTTGATTTACATTTCGCATCAATATCGTTAAACACTTTGTAAAGACTTCTTTCCTTATAAGGCATAGAATTCCATTTTTGATACTGGTCTACTTTTTTCATCTTAACATTGTATCCTCTTGTTGCAATAGATGTTCCGAGTGAAGATTCTGGTAACAGATTATTTGATGGCATACCACATCTGGTAGGATTACCAGAAGAAGATTTATAATTTCTCCATTCTGGTGAATCAACTATATTATTAATGACATTACTACATGACTTACATATTATTATCCCTTCACTAACACAATAGTTTTCCTCTAATTCACAACATGTTTTAACTCTTTCTTCAGTTTCATACATTTCATCGAGTTTTTCAAAGTAAGATTCAAAAGTATCCATAAATCGTTAAATTTAGAAAAGATATTTTTAAGTAATTTAAGAATACTAATAAGAAATCAAATTTTATTTATGTTTAATCCATATAAAATTTAAGTTTAGAAATATAATGTATGTCAATGAAATATTATCTGGTTTATGGATTGGAGATAGTAATATTTTAAATTCTAAAAAATTCATGGAAGAAAACAGTATTGATATTATACTGAATTGTACTCAGATATTTGATTTTCCTGATATAGATAATTTACAAAAGATTAGATTACCTTTTTCCAATGATAAAAACTCTGATACGGATTTAATACTCCTCAGACAAAACAAAGATAAAATACTATCATTCATTGATAGTAACATTGCTGAAAAGAATATATTAATTGTTTGTTATGATGGGAAAAGTATATCACCATTTTTGGTTGCTCTTTATATTGCGGAATACAGCAAAATTGATAAAAAATCTATCTATAATATCTTATTAACCAAGGATAGTAGTCTTTCATTATGGTTTGATCTTTCATTATTTTATAACATGTAATTAATTCATCTTAGCATATTTGCGACCAAATTTCATCCATAAGAATACAGATACAGTGAATCCTAGGAGAAATCCAGCAATACATTGATCCGGATGATCGCCCATGAAAGGTCTAGTTACAAGAGGACCTATAAAGAAAGTAAGAATACTATAAAATACCATAATACCAATCATTGTCGGATTAGAAAGATGAACCATTTTATAATATATAAAACTATTTTAAATTAGTGAAAAAAGGGGTTTTTATTCAGTATAAAAATCTTTAAATAAATCGTCAACTGTATTTAATTCTTTTATTTTTTTGCCATTCGCATCTTTGCAATCATTTACATGTATTAATTTGTTTTTATGAAAAACATTTCCAGTCGTATAAACGGGTTTTACATTAAACATGCGTTTGAAAAAAGTAAACACATCTACTATATGAGCTTCTCCGGCATATACGATTGAATATCTTGGAGTTACATAATTATTTTTACCTTTCGTAGGACAACCTTTTGGTGTTTTTTTATTGCGTTCAAAATTCATAAACATTCTACAAATCATATAAAAATCTGTAAATACGAGAGTAAAATCATCATCTATTAAACTACTATAAGAGTTTACATAAGTGTCAACTAAATCTTTAGGAAATTTCACCGATTTTATACATTTATTATATTCTTTACGGATTAATTTTCTCCTTTTATTTAATAATGATCTTTCTGAGATTAAATTTTTAAAACTTTCGTTGGTACGCGTATTAAATACTTCATCAAAATATTTATCTATTTTTTTTACTTTCGCACTTGATAATCTTTCTGCAAAACCTAAGAGATAGAATATAATATCTTTTCTCGAAAATTTAGCAAGTATCTTATTATATTCATATGGATATTTCATAAATAATTCATCATATGGATTAGCTTTCCAGAATGGACCCTCTTGAGTACTAAATCTTAAATCCCAATTTTGATATCTTAGATTATTATATTTACATGTTCCTGGATAGAAACTGTGTTTAGGACAGTTTCCAAATTCAAGTCTAATTGAATCTAATGGCGAACCATATTTCTGTAACGCCTTCCCCTTAGCTTTATCTACATCATGATAAATAGGATTCTCAGAAAACAAATCAATACAATGAGGAGATTTTCTCACTATTTTCTTTATTAAAGTTGATACTTCTATGATATCCGGATTTTTTCTATAAAAATATTGTGTATGTTCATCACCAAATAATACAAAATGTCTTAATACACCTCCAAATTCAAATTTGTAGTAATGTAAGGAAACTGGTCCACCTATCTTATTTGTAATACTACTAATTAATATTTTTTTACCTGATGGACCATCTTTTTTTACACATCTTCCAGTGGCATTATTGTAAATATAACCAGGCTTACATTTGTAATTAAATTCTATTACTTTATCTTCTGGTAATTTACGATTCAGTATACATCGATTTGTTTTAGGATTTAATATTTTATTAGGTGGACATATCTTCTTTTTCTCAGTTTTCTTCCTATCAATTATACATCTGTTGGTTTTTTTATTCAGTGTTTTTCCTTTAGGACACTTCTTTCTTGTATTTTTACGAGTATTTTTGCGATTAATTATACAACGATTTGTTTTAGGATTTAGTATCTTTCCTTTTGGGCATACTTTTTTATCCTTTACTTTAGGCGTAACTTTAATAGATTTCCGTTTACATCGCTTTTGATTTTTATTATCGCTAACCTCGCATTCTTCAGATACATCTGTATTAGAAAAAACTTGTTTACATCTTCCTTTATCACTTAATCCGCAAAGCATATATATATATTATTTTATTAATTTTTGCAAATTCATGTGCTGATAGCGTACTATAGTATCTATATCTTCTAAAGCAGAGGTATCTCTCCAAGGTATCTTATTACCCTTTTCATTGATGACTGGTCTCGGTTCATCATATCTACCAAATTTTAAATGATCTTCTTCCGATATTTGTTTCGCATGTTTCTTACAATAATCTCCATCTTGAATTTTATTTGGACACCGAATATCAGAGTACCGGGGACCCATGCATCTCGCACAGCATTGATTTTCAAATTGTTCTTTATCACTCGGCTTACTTATTTCAAATGGATATTTATGAATTTTATCTTTAATCATACTGAGTAGTAATTCTTCTGATACATCATGGCCAGTTTCACCATGGCTAATCTCATCTTTCAACTCGGCAAATAATTCAATTTCTAATTTGTGATTTAATAAGGATATTATATCCATTTTATTAATCAAAAGGTATAAAAAAATCAAATTTCTTTTCTTTGTATTCTAATATAACTCTTTCAATGATACAATTTATCGATTCATTTACAATTTGATTTATTACCAAATCATTAATATGATATTTTATAGAACTATCAATTTTATCATATGTTTCTTCTGAAATATAGATTTCGCTATATTCATGGGAAATAATTTCTTTTAATTTATCGCGAAAAGATATTTTTATATTCACATTGTTTTCGTTCTTTTCATCCGCTAGTAAACTTGGATTCGCTAAAATTCTTAAATTGTCCATGAAACACGTGATTAAATTATATGAATAACTGTATTATAATTATTTTTATTTATATACTTAATATTTAAATGTAAACCTTCACCATTTTTTTTAATCTTGTCATTTATATAGTAATTCTTAGAGAAATATAAATAATTGCCTTCATCATCCTTATTTATAAATCCATTGTATTCTTCTAAAGAAGATCTAAGCATATCATTTAACCCTAAAATATCTTTATTTTGACTGTTCTCTATATAAAATTTATAATGATCATTCATTTCTATTAATTTTCCATTGCAGTGAAAAGGTATCCCTTTGATGGGAAATGTTTCATCATAATACAATTTATATGAAGAATAACTATCTTTTACAACAACATTGTCAAGATTTAATACTTTTAAAACTATGTGACTCATTATAAACTACTTAAATTAAAATACAATAGCATAAACCAATATAATGAAATATCATTTACCGGATATAGTAAATAAAGATATATTTAATACTACATGTCCTAATATTATCTTTTATGGTCATCAAATAAAATTACATGATTATCTAATACGAGTCTTCGGTGAAACCAAAACCATTACAAAAGAGAAAATAATCTATGGGAACAATCATGTCTGCAAAATATTTGATATAGATACCGTTAAATCAAAGAATATTGATGATTTTTTTAATCTGTTATTTGAAATTATTCATTCAGAAAATTATTATAGCAAATTCGGTCAACACATTGTAATTTTTAATAATTACAATCATATTTCACAAGGTATACAGAATAAACTAAGAGTAATTATAGAAAAATATAGAAAAACTACACAGTTTATAATGATTAGTGAAAAGATAAATACAATTATAAATCCTATAAAAAGTAGATGCTTGTGTATAAGAATACCTAACATGACAATGAAAGAAAAGAGAGATTTATCTAGAACTTATCTCAAAGATAAATCATATGAAGAAAGAATACCCGTTTACGATTGTATATATTCATTAAATGATAAAGAAGATATCATTAACTACTCTGAATATAATGAACATATTGAAACTCATGAGGATATATATCTTAAAATATATCAAAAGTTAAATGATTGGTTAGATGAATGGATAAATAATGATAATATTAAATTATCTGAAATTAAAGAATATTCATATCATATTTTAAAATACTCTCTAGCTGATATTCATTCTCGGTTATATATATATTTTCTAAAAGATCCAAAATATACATCAAAACAAAAATATAAATTAACAAAGTGTATAACTAATAATGAATATGAATTTAGTAAATCATATAGATCACTAGTTCATATAGAATCAATGTTTATTGAATTAATTTACTTGCTATCTTGTTAGTAGTGAATTAAATCATTTAAATACTATGATTTAATTTACTACTAACATGGATTACTATAAAATCCTAGAAATAGATAAAAATTCAACCACTCAGGAAATAAAAAAACATTACTATAAACTCGCAAAAAAGTATCATCCAGACAAAAATAATGGTATTTCAGATGAAAATTTTAAG